TTTAGTATATAAAGAACCTGTTACATATTCACGTTTAGGATATTTTTCTCTTACATTTAATCTAAATCTATTTATACTTTCAGAATAGAATATGCCTGGGTTTTCAGCTAATGAAATGTAAATGTTTTGTTGGTCTAATACCGGAATATCTGATGAGGTAATCCAAGAAAAATCATCCCATCTAAATTCTAATTCTGGTGGGTAGATTGTATTAGTATCAACACTATAATATTGCATTACAGGTTGTACTAGTTTGCTTGTATTAAATTCTGCATTACCCTCCCATTTTAATAAAAATCCATGGTTAGGTAATTCTGAGCTAGTCCAAGCATGGATAATATCATCTACAATAATATTTAAATCTTTATCACTTCTAGGACCGAATGAAGCAGTAACATTAAAATCGTTACCTCCCGATCCTGTATACCAAGCACCTCCACCAATAGTAGCATAAGCTGCATTATATGAACCTGAAGGGATTCTTCCAGCAGCGTCTGCAACTTGAATAGGCCATTGATTACTATTAGCAAAAAATGGAGATTCCCAACATGCTCCATCTGTAGTTAAGGGTTGGTCTAAGTAAGTACCTGTACCTTGATTCCAGTTAATTTCTTCATTTGTAGCTACTGCTATAGGCCAAACCTCCAAAATAGAAGATTCAACTATACCTTGAGCAGTTGCTATATATGATCTTAAACGTGTTTGATAATTAATAGGATCACCAATTATATTTTCAATTACATCGTTAATTTCATCAGTATCAAATTGGATTAAACTTCTAGCTACTGATGGTTGGGTATCGATAGCAAAGTTTAAGTTTGAAATCTGATTAATAGGATCTATCCCTGTATTCATTTTAGGAAACATTGAATACAAGGTAGTATCTTGATATGGGAAAATTTTATATACTGCCATTTTATTTAAAAGGATCTATGGTTCTTGCTATTAATCTAGGATCTGTAAAACTATCTGAATAAGTACTTTTAGGGGTATAGGGTTGTGTAGTAGGAGAAGTTACGATATCTTCACCTACTTGGGTAGTATACGCTACGTTAATAGGACCACCTAAAGGTAGAGGATTTTCTAAATCCAAACTAGTTTTGTTAAAATCAGTTACTTTATCTTGTGGTAATTGTTGTGGTGAACTAGGATCATATATAAGACCAGTATTTATATTACCTTGTAAAGGTGTATTAACACCTATAGCATTATCGTATTTATCTTCTAAATCAGGGGTAAGTTGTTGTGGTGAACTTGGGTCATATATAATACCTGTATTTATGCTTCCTTGAAGTGGAGAACCAACACCTATTCGTTTATTATATTTATCTAAAATTCCCATAATTACATATTTACTACTTTACCTTTAATATCACTTGTAGGGTATTTAACTTCAAATATCATAGGATCAATTGAGGGGTAAATTACACTACCAATAGTAGCTCCTAAAATATCATAAGCATATTGTGAATAGCCTAATGATGTACCTACTTTATTTGATATATTAATATTTTTAACAGTTTGAACACCTTGAACTTTATCTAATAAAAGATCTAATTCTTTTAATAAAATAGGTTCATTTATTTGCCATTTATTAATATTAAAATACGATTGAAGTTCTGTTAAACATTTTCTAAGTACTTCATTACTATTAAAATTAGGTCTAACTGTAATTTCAAAGTCTACTCCAATATTAATAATAAAAGCATCTTTAATACTAATTGAATCTCCTATTACTCTATATTGTGATAAATAAGTCTGTAGGTTTTGTTTTAATGCTGTACTAGCTGTAGTAAGATTATTAATACTATTAGCACTTAAAATATATAAAGTTAATGTGGATGGTATTTCACCAGGGAGAAGGGTAGTAAGTTTAGTTTGTTCTATAAATGCTTTAGAGACTACACCATACTTAGGAGGCATGGATAAAGCTCTTACTAAATAATCATCTTGAGTTACACTACGTAATTGGGTAGAAAAATTAGAAATTGAATTTTGTCTTATTTCTTCATTAGTATCTCCATCACTACCTCCAGAAGCGGCTCTAGGATTATTAATTTGGAGTGAGTTAAATGTTGTATTTGCTAATGTAGGATTTAAGTTAGCTACTTGAAAAGTAACAAAATTATTAGAAAAAGTTGTTAAATCTCCTGCAGGAACATTTGCTGTGGCCCCACCACCTGTTAAGTATCTTACTCTTAAAGTTCCTGTGGGAGCAATTCCATAAGTACTAGTAAAAATAAAGTTTTGTGGTGAGTAAGCTGCTGTAAGTTTATCTTTTTCAAATGGTAGACCTAAACCTACATTATCGGCATTAGGAGTAACTTCTTCATTAACATCAGTAGAGGTACCGGCGCCAAATTGGATTTGTAAATTATTAGTTGAGGTGAACCTTGTAGCAAATCTTCTAGCTACTTGTTTATTTTTTAATAAATAAGGGGTATCTACTTGATCTGATGAAAGATTAGGATCATTTGGGTTGGTATTTTTTATAGAATCATATACCATTTCTTGTCCTAAATGAGGAACTTCATACCAAATATTTCCATCAGCATCAGTAATATCTAAAATTCCTATAATATTATTTGCTGTAATATTAGTTGTAAAAAATTCTTGTGGGGTAGAAGGTGCAGTAATAGTAGTTTCTACTACTGTAGCAGAAATAGCTTTTCTTGTTTTTTTTAATAAAAAAGAAGATGCTTGAGTAGGATCTAGTGGATCTATTTCATACACTGAAACTGTAGTTGGGTCTGAGGAAGAAGAAGTATCAAAATCTATAGGATCTTCAACTAAAAATTTTACTTGGCTATTAGAAGTTGAAGAAATTTGAGCATTTTCAGCAATTAATAAAGCATAATTATAGTCAGGTCCATTAGAAATTGAAGGAACTATTTGATAAAAATCAATATCCACCGTAGCAGCACCCGTTACCTTAGGTTTATAACCCATCATGTAAGCTAAATCATATAGATTTTTAGCTTCTCTAGCATATTGTAAAAAAGTTTCTTGGAATTGGTTATCCTGATAAAAAGATAAAACATCACCAACATATGATGCCATTTCCATAAACATCATTCCTGGGGATGCTTCAGTAAAGTCATTATATGTTGTTGGAAAATAAGTTTTAGAATAATTAATTAAACTTTGTCTTAAATTCCCAAAATCTCTGTTAATGTATTTTATGTCTCTATTCACAGCCATTAGTCAAATGTTATATTTAGTGAATCATTTATATTAGTATTTTGAACATTATATTTCAAAAGTACGTTAATAGTATTTAAATCAGGTTGTGATGTTACTTCTAAACTATCAACATTAATGTTAGGGAAATAAGTATTAATCTGCGCCTGTATGTCTTCTTGTAGAAAATCTAAATTATTATCTGTTATTTGAGTAAATAAATATTCTCTTAAATTTCCCCCAAAATTAGGATTTAAAGGTCTTTCACCCCTATTAGTTAAAAACCAATTAATTAAATTATTTTTAATAGCTTCTTGAGTTGTAAATGTAGTATTAAAACAAGCCTTACCATTTAAAGGTAAGTTTATCCCAACTCCTACACTAGGTTTGAAATCAAGGGGTGATATTTTTTCAGCGTTATAAGCCATTACTTATTTGTCATTAAACCCATAATTTGGTCTAAACCTACATTTCCTTCTGGAAGTGCTGAACCTTCAGCTGTTGCTGGACCCGCTGGTCTAAAGGTATTAACATCTTCTGTTGTTAAATTCATGTTACCATTACCCATAGCCATTTGAGACAACATTTGTTGTCTAAATGCTTTTTGAGCTTCAGGATCTGCTTTTGGTTTTGATGTAGCAACTGAAGCACCTTCGGTAATAGATGATTTTGGTGAACGAACTGCTTCAAGTAGAATATCTTTTAATTCTTCTTGGATAGCAGCTTTCACTTCTTCTCTAATTACTTTTCGTAGTTCTGTTAATTTCATGGTTATAAATATTAGTTTTAATAAGCTTTTAAATTATCTCTATCAATAATAAATTTTAGTTCTTCAATTAGTACATTAGGATCCGAAGCAAATGAATAATCTGTAGCAATCATTATAACACCCGAATTATTTTTTCCTACTGCCCTATTTTGATCTACTGTATCTGAATATTCTTTAGTTTCAATTTCTAATCGAAATCCTTTATATATACCCTCTCCTTTTTCTTCATTAGAAAGATTTACTGCGATAGTAGTTAAAACATCAACAGATAAGTTTTCTAATGTAGCATTTGGGGAACAAAAAGCTATAATTTGATCAAAAGGTAATAAGGATTGAACAATAGAAGTTATTACTGAGTTGACTTGGTTTAAGGGAGTTGAAAAATTATTAACAGCACCTAATAAAGGAGGTATTCTAGGTTCACCTTCTTTAGTAAATTTAATTGCTTGATTTATAATATTTAAATCTGTAATTATGGACCTGATGGGGGCTAATACAACTGCTAATCCCGCTACTTTAGCTAATTGATTTGCTATAAAGGCTGAAAGTTCTATAGTTGTTGAGGTTGTAAGTAAACCATCTGCTATTTCTCCAGTAGAGGCAGCTGCTTGTTTTAAACTATTTATCTTTTCTTGTTGACTATTTAAAAAATTAACTATACCATTTCTTTGTTGAATTATGTTTTCTAAAACATCAGGAGTGGGACATAACTTTTGTTTTAATTCTTCTATTTGAATAGGATCTGTTAAATTAGTTAATTCATCTATAACTTCATTAATACCTAATTCTTCTAAGACTTGTTGTTTTCTAGTTTCAAATGTATCTAAACCTATTTGTCTTACCATATTTAATAAAGTAGGAAAATTAGTTTGAATTAATACTTTACTTATATTGGTTAAAAATATTCCTAATTTTTGAACTCCTTGGGGTTCAGAGTTTTTAATTCTATTATTTTTAATCCCTTCAATAGAATCATTTGTTATACTATTAATAAAGTCTCTAATGAATTTTTTTTCTTCTTTTTCTTGTTTTTCTTCGTTTTTTGCTTTTCTAAGCTTAGAAGCATCTTTTATACTTTGAAATCTAGTTCTAGCTCTATATCTTCTAACATCACTTTGATATTCAAGATATTGAGTATTAGTCCAATTTTCAGGGGGAATAGTAGTAAGTTTATTATTAGGTTCTTCAATTTCTTTATAAAACTCAATTACCATTTCTTGAGTAGGTAAAGGAATGTTTATTCCTGCAGATTCTAATATAATCTCAGAAATAGTTTGTTCTTCAACGGCTTTAGTTTGTTCAAGAAAAGATTTAGTTTCTTTTAACTTATTATTAAATTCTTTTAATTTTTTAAGAGCCATTATTCTACTTTTACAATATTAGATTTTAAACTATCAAGTTGGCTTTGATATGTGGATAAATTTGAGTTAATCGTACGAGCTGTAGTAGCTGTAGGTTCTAAAAGAATACCATTATTACCAATTTGTGTAGACATTATACTTAATAGTGAAGATAAATCACTTATAAGTTGTTGTAATAAACTAACTGTAGAATCTCCTAATAAAACTGATTCTTCAGCTGTTGCAGAGCCTAATTGTACTAGTGGGGCTTCAACTATTACAGGACCTACAGTATCAAAATTAATACCTTCTTGTGAATTTAAATTAATACTTTTTTGAGAAGATAATAAAATGTGATCTTGAGTTGAATTAAATAGTAATCTACCTGAATTTAAAATAATTTGTGGGCTTGCGTATTGGTTAGGTGATGTTGGTTTAGTTTCATTATATGAAAAATATTCATTTTGAGAAGATACTTCAATAGGGATTCTTTGAGTTGAAGTTAAATATATTGAAGATAAGTCTTTGTTAATTTCTTCAACAATAGTATTTTGGGCAGGTGAAGATAATTCTGGGTTTTGACCATTTCTAAAAATAGTAACAGGATCACCATTTGAACCTGTTATAGACCAATTATTAGCTGATTGAGATTGGATTATATTAGTACTACCAAATCTAACACTATTTCCAAATCTTCCTTCATATATAATATCACCTTCAAATGGATATAAAGGGTAAATATCCGATTTTTCTTCAAAATAAGTCCCAGGTTTAAAAGGGGAGGTATCTTGTTCTGATGATATATTGGGGGAGCCTGCTTCTACTTCTTCAAGAGATTTATTTTGGGTTGGAGTTTTTAAATTTTGGTATGGATTTGGAGTAGGATTAGTATTAATATTACCCCATATATTTAAAGGGGTAAGATAATAATAAGATATTTGACTTGTATTAGAGGAATAATCTCCTGCTGGACCTAAAATTAAAAATACAACTTCATTTATTAAAGGGGGTTGTTTTATATTTGGAAAAAAAGGAGTAGCAGTAACTTGAACCTTTTCAGGTAATTCAGCTCTAACTCCCATTACTTCAGCAATTATAGTACCATTAGATAAATCTGTTGTTTGATCTACAGATAAGACTCTTGCTGTTAAGAATTGAGTAGTATTATTTCTAACAATATTAGATAAATTGTTAGCTACTATATTTTTATTTTTCCCTAAAAAACTCATTATTTTTTATCTTGAAGTTTTTCCATTTCCTCAAGTAATTGAGCTTTTTCTTCATCCGAAATACCTAAACCACCATCTTCATTAGATGAGTTTAAAGCACGTTGTACTAACGTAGCCATTTTAATCAGTGCATCATCATTTTTAACACCGATTTCCATGTATTCTTTAATGAGGGGTACAATTAAGGTAGCGTCACCAATGTCGGAAACCATTGGTTTTAATTCGGATATAAGCGCGGTTACTTGTGCTTCA